TATGTCTTCCATTTCTTTCTTGGCTACTGGCAGCGCAAAGGTTAGTGCTAGTGCATCAGCTAAATCTGGTGACCCTGCTCCCTGTAATCGCTTCTTTATCTGATCCTTAGACTCAAGGACTCGTCTACCCACATTGTCGTACCAATAAATGGGTGTTGCTAACTCCTGTTTAAGAGCTATGTCGTTTGGTATTGCTCCTCCTTCCTCTATCCATTGCTTCATTAACCACCACATCTCACTTCTACGGTTGATGTACTGCTCTGGTTTCATTGCTTTACCACCAAACGGTATTTCGATTACGTCATATGACAACTGCCTTAGTCTGTCGATTACACCACTACCTGCACCTGCATCACAAAACACTGCATCTGGACTATGTTCCTCGATCAGGTTGGCTACTCTTGTTGCTAGTTCCATATTGTCAATACCTCGATATACAACTGGCTTGAATGCCTGTCTGCCTTGCCTACGGAATACTACAGATCTGTCATCACCAAACCTTGCCGGATCAATACCAAGGATTACTGGTGACAACTTCACATGGTCAGCTTGGTATGTTCTCTTGGCTGCGTCTTCAGTGTCTGCCAATGCAATTAACTGGTCATCACCTGCTGCACTAAAATCACATAAATACTCACGAGCAAATGATGTTTCACTCATGTCTCGTTTTAATCTGTCTACCTCGTCAGGATGGATGCTGTCTGTATCGTGGACGGTATATCTAGCTGCTGTCCATCCGTCCTCATCCATGGCCTTGTAGTACAACTCAGAGAACAAATTGATGCCACTAGGTGTACCAATAAAGATTGCCCATCCTAGACGGTCAGAGAGTGCAGGTTGGCATACATCAATCCATAGTTCTGGTCTAATCTGTGCTACCTCGTCTATTACAATTCCATCAAGCCTGACCCCTCGTAATGCGTCATATCGGTCACCTCCGAACAAACGAATTACAGCACCATTGTGCAGAAATTTAACGCTTAATTCAGATTGATTTATTTCTATGGTATTTGCCCTACGCAATGGTTCAAGCTTGCTGAGAAGACGCTGCCATGCAATAGCTTTACTTTGACTCAAGTATGGCGATACATAACAAAATAAACCCAATTCTTTCTCGCATTTAATTGCTTTATCTATTAGTTCCATTATTGCCAACTCAGTCTTGCCAGAGCGTCTGTGGAGTGCCAGAACTTTGAATCTTGCTTGTTTTATATGAGACTCCCTTTGCCACAAGCGTGGCGTGTATTCGAGTGTAATTAACGGTTGTTTCACGCCTGTGGTACGCCTGTTGCAATTGTCAGGTTAATATTTCCTTCTGCTTCTACCCCAAGCTTGTCACCAAATCTTTTTGGGTTGAATTTAGATAACATTTTGAACCTAGTCTCAACACGATTTTTTTGCCAGTTTATAAATGCAGGGTCAATCCTCTCGTTGCCCTCAGAGCCGCACATAACTGGTGGAGTATCAATTAGTTCCAAACATTCTTCAAAGAGGATCTCGCACCCTGTATCCCTCGCCCGTGCGAAGGCTGCACGAAACTCTTCATCTTTATCAAGCCATTTATAAATAGTCCTCCATTGAACGCTACCTTTTTTACGACAATATTCTCGTAAGGTTTTCCCATGAGCAATCCATTCACAAATTCTGGAAGCTTCAATAGGATCAACTTTTTCAGTTGGTCTACCTAACTTGGATTGTTTTGTAGCGAGTTGGATAGGAAACTCTTTTTTCATAACGGCAAATTTGAGCTATATAACCACGAGAGATACCGAACATAATAGAAAGGCAACCGTAGCCAATACCATAGTCTTCATGTAACTCTCGCAATGCATCTACAATCACCTGAGTTATCTGAGGATTATGATTTGGGTGATCTTCAGAACAGCGATGACCAGTATCTGTAACACCAACAACAATAGTTTTTGGCCTAACTGCTGCTAGTGTCATAAAAAATAAATAAAATTATTCATAATATAGAGAAATGTAGAGTAAATCGCAATATCTCGAATTAATTTGTTGACAGGTGTTGGGATTAATGCAATAGTATATGTATCGGTTGTCCACCGATTTGTCACTTACTAATTTTAATTAACA